TCTTAATCATCATTGATTTAGTGACGCTTAATTTCGGTCAATTAGGAACGGATTTAGGCGCTATTTGGGATGGAATCTCGAACGGTATATCAATGATGTGGAATGGAATTACTTCAATCTTTTCAGGAGCAGTAAGCGCAATTGTTGGAGGTGTCCAAGCCACATTTAACGGGATGGCTGCATTCTTAAGC